ACTGCTGGCTACTGCAAATATTTCGCTGGCATATCTCGAATCTACATTCATACCAAGATTCATAAGATCGTCAAAAGTTTCTTGTGCTTTTGCTGCCAAATCATCCATTTCTTGATCACTGGCATCTAATCCACGCACACCCGGCAGTGCCGCATCAATTTTATCAATTGTGGCATCAATTTCGGCCAACTGAATACGGGTTTCTGTGACAGTCTTGGGTTCTTCTGAGGTGGGTTGCTCTAATTCGTCAAAGCCGAAGAGCGATTCTAATTTACGGGTCATGCAGATATTTACCGCTTTTTGGACCTACCTTGTCTAAAGATATCATCTTCGGTAATTATTCTAAATACAAGTCCGTTTGCCTTGCACCACTTCTGGGCGGCCGCCCACTTGGCGTAGTTGATTGCAACTACCGCACGATCTCTTGAATTCATTTTGTCTTCAATAATGCTTTGACTTTTTGGTTTAATTTCAATTAATTCAGCTCGGGTACTATTATTTGGGCCGCGATAAGTTACTATAAAATCTGGAACATAGGTAGTCATTTTACCTGTTAATGGATGACGATAAGGAATGCGTACTGGCTCTGATGCCCACTGGATTATGTTTTCGTTCTTATCGCAAAATTGCATGAATGCCCACTCCCATGAACTACGATATCGAGGCACGCCGCGTCCTACATATTTTTGAGAGTTTACTACTGTGTACGGCCCTTGTGCAAAGTTAGCCATATATTAAATCCTAATATTGTGAGCAATATAATAATTAGGTTGGGTTGGGACATTTACACCTAGTAGTGTGCTGGCACTACGAACTCCGTTTAAGAAATAGGCCAAGGTGGCTGTAATTTCTGGTCCATTTTTTCCTTGAAATTGTTGTAACAAAGTCATTACTGGAATATTTGATTGTTGTGCAACTCTAAATACTGCTACTGTAAAATTTCCGGCAGCTGTAGCTGTTCCAAATACTGACTTAAAATAACTAAGCACAGCATCATACTCATCTGCAGCTACCGATTGTTGATATCCGTAAAACTTATCAACTATCTGTACAGTTTGATCTATTTTATTATTAATAGCATTTACTGAGCCCATGATTATACTCCTAAGTAGTCTGGTGAGCCTGGATCACTTTGACTATTCGTGGCTCCAGCGAAATCGGGCTGGCTAGCAGGATTTGGCTGAGTTATTGATCCTTCTGGCACTGGAAAAATAGCGCCGCCGGCGGCATTTTGTACTTGTTGTGCAGCCTGCGGAGTTCCTCCAGCAAGTGCTGGTGCTAGCCCGGCTAGTAATCCCTGTGTTAATGCTCCGGAGCCTGCAAGGCCTGCACCCAATGCGGCTCCTAACATAGGAACTAGACCTTGGCCAACAGCACCAAGTACATTCTGTAAAGTATTTTTTCCAACAGCCAGTGCTTGTAAATCTTGCACCATACCATTTGGCACCGATACTAGTGTACCACTTTGCACCACTTGGTCTGTACTACCTGGCGGTGCAATTGGACTTCTAGTAGTATCGTAATGTGCCGGATCTGCAAATCCTGGAACTGTAGCACTAGGGGTTGCGCCGCCAATATCACCCGAATAATATTTTACAGTCTCGTATCTAATAGTCATAGTATTAGTCATCACTTGACCACCTTGACTGTAATCATAGGTGTCGTGTGTCCAACTAGTAATCAATGGGTTAATCATAGTGTACTGGGCAAATGTTTTTTGACTCATACCATAAATTGTTATGTCATTAAAGAACGGAGCTTGGCCACTAGCGGGACCAGTTAGTAATGAACTAGCAAGACTCGACAGTGTAGGATTAGTATATCCTTGTCCGCTAAGTCCCCAGTGTTCCACTGGCCTGTTGGGCGCATATAAATCACTTACATTATAATTGCCACCAATAACAGGTATCGGTGTACTTAAAACGCCAAGTGTTCCAGACTGTGCAGGAGTGTCACCGTATTGGTAAGTAGGATCGCTATAATAATATTGATAGTATTGATACCACATATTACGAATCAAATCACTGTTGTCATCATTGAATACAATCTGTGATGGCTGATAATTGATTTTTGTCTGTACCAGGCGTTTACGATTGTACTGATTTAATGTCTGGACATCTATCTCGTAGCTAGGCAACTGTGCCGTTTTAACAAGATAACCTACAGTTGATAATGGTGAGCTGCCAGAAAATAGATTTTTTAATGCTGGTATATTTAAATTGACATTAAAATACACATAGAATAAAAACTTAAAGCGAGGTAGGAGATTATAGTTTCCATCAACAAATGTTTTGGAAGCGTGTGTGTAATCTCGTGGACCTGGCCCTGGGGATGCTCCCGGGGTTGCTCCGGGCTGAAATGCCTGGTAACTTGGTTGAACTGACATGAGCTAAATCTTAGCCAGTAGATATTGGCTGACCTTGAGCGCCTTGTCCTGGAACACTAGCAGTAGATATTGATCCAACTCCGTTAACTGCTTGTTCTGCATTGTCATATCTAATAGTCATGGTGATTGTCATAACTTCGTTACTACCATAGTTAGCAGCATCGTAGTTTACAGCCTGTAGGTACGCACCATAGAGATACCATGTTTCTAATATAGTAGGAGCATTGGTACCATTGCCACCATCAAGCACATCAAACTGAGCGGTAAATTTATAATTAATACCAGCCGACGATGAACTTTGTTCATTAAAGTCTAATTGCTTCTGTAACTGTCCGCCAACTAATGCACTGGCTGTACCAGAAGCATCGTCACGAATTTTACAAGTAATATCTTGCCACGCATGTTTGCCAGCAATTTTAACAGTACTGTTATAGATAGGAAGATCAATATTTTCAAAAGTTAAACTAGGCCGGGCAAATTCCATAACCTGTTGGGTAATTGGGCCTGTAGCAGCATTAATACCAAAATTTGTGAATGTTACTCTAAAGCGATACTGCAGCTTCGGCATCAATAAACCTTGGCTAGGTGTACTATTATCCGCTGCCGGTACGCTCATCTTTGTTAATGATGCTGTTGCCATTATCTAATCTCCTAATATACTTTATTTATGGTAATTGTTCCAGACAAAAATTTGATGTTTTTGCCTGGAATCAAATTATGCCGATCCTTGTGCTGCAATAGTGCCTGTATTCTGAATACGCATTGGTATGTAGATAAACTCGACAGCTTTCACTGGTTCAATTGCAATATCAACAAACAACTCATTTGCATCAATTGTTGCAGGAGTATTGTTTGACAAATCACAAACTACCAAGTAATCGTAAATACCGCGCTGGCTAACCAGTGCGTTCATCAACGAGGTAATCTGAGCTGAGATTGCCTTACGAGTAATTGTATCGTTTGGTTCAAACAAATATTGATTACCAATTACTTCTAATTGTCCACGCAGGTATGCTACTAATCGTGCCACATTGATACGATCTAATGCAGTAGCGTTACCTTGTAGTGTATGGTTACCAAAGTTAGTAATGCCTGATCCAGGAATGAATGTAATTGGATTTACATCATTTTGATACAGCACATCACGAATACCTTGATTTACACTAGTTGTTATAAACTCGCCAGTCGCTTCATTAATATAGCCAATTTGTATAGCATTGTCTACTACACCACGGCGTAGGCCGGCTGGTGCAAACCATGGATAGCTAACCGCATCACTACGAATAATTGTACGAATCATCATATGGCTTGGTGCTGTAACTACCAAATTACCGCTCAAGTCTGTTGTCTGACAACTTGGGTAGAATGCAGCCGCATATGCTTGACCTACAGCTAAGTTACCATCACCAGTGACAATACCCAATCCATTGTTATTTGTTGCCCATGTAACTACATTAGCAGGCGATAAACGCAACGGTGTATCAACTACAATAAATCCTGTGTCGCCGCGATTATTATTTACTATTACCATATCAGGAGCAAGCTCTGGATATTGTGGGCATGCCAACAAATTAAACTGTGTCGTATTTTCAAGAATCTGTGTATTTGTATCAATACCGGTTCTTAATGCCTTGACAATAATTGCCCGTTGAGCTTGACGACCCATATTTGGACTACCGTCGATACGAAGACCACTGGCAGTTACCCAAGTACTTGTTTGATCTGGCAATACATCTGGGTATGGATAGCTAGTTGCATTAAAATAATTATATTCAAATGCCTTAACATTAAATCCTGAACGACGACTATTCCACAACAGCATACCTTCTGGATATAGCAAAGGATTTGGGGCGTCGAGATCTAAATAATCGCTAACCAATAAACTAGTAATTGCAGGAATTGGATCTGTTACTGGATTAGTTGTGCCGTTTGGTGCCCAACGAGCATCAGCAAACAGTACACCGTTGATTGTGCTTTGATCTGTATTATTAATAGTCACCCATTGATCTTGGCCGTTAAGATTTTCCCAACGATTAATCATAGGATACAATTCCAAATCACTTGTATCAATCCATAAATCTCCATATACCAATGGACTTTGTGCTGCATTAGTTTGTGTTGTTGGCGCGGTTGCACTAAAGATTGGCCCAGCAGCATTTGTTTGACTTAGGTTGTAGCCACGAACATCATTGGTTACCATTTGATAACCCATCCATGCTCCATTATTTTGGATCATAATATCAGCAGTTGTAGCATCGCTATAATACCAATATGTTCCAGATGCAGGATCAATTTCAGGAGGATTAGCATAGGAAATATAGTTAAATGTCGGAGCAGTAACCCAGTTACTAAGGATATATCCATCAGTAGGATTAACTAAATTTACATATGTTACACCAACACTATACGCAGTAGATGGGCTTGTATATACATCAAATCCAACTACATTAATTGGTGTCTGTAATCCATCAACTAGAACAATATCACCACCGGTGGCGTGTGTTAATACAACTGCACCAGAGCTATTAACAGTGGCACTAACATTCGGTACACTGGCGGCACTAACCGCAGCCACAAAATCTGCTGTAGTGGATCCTACTATTGTAGCCGTTACCGGAATAGTATATGTGCCTGTTTCTGGCTCTGTGGCTGAAATTGTAAATGATGCAAATGTTGCTGAGGATGCAATTGTGCCACCTGCAACATAAGTACCATTTTCTGCGCCTGACCATGATACACTGGTTGTAGTACATGCTGTTACTGTGTGAGTTCCGTTATATACCGAGCCCGTGCTAGTAAGTCCAGCCACGGTAATTGTTGAGCCTGTTGCAAATAATACCGTTGCTTGTTCTGCAAAAGTTAAAGTTGCAACAGTGCCTGTGCCACTTGCACCAGTTACAGCGATAGTTGTTGCAAAAGTTGGATTAGTTGCTGTTCCAGTAATTACTGTGGCGCCTGGGGCTAATCTTTCAAGTATTTGAAAACCAGCTGTTGAATTACTGTATGGGTCGATCTGAGCATAGGTGGTGCCAGACGGAATACTCTGACCACCGTTCACTGGATCTAATCCATAAGTAGCCGTAGCATTATTTGAATATACAGGACATGCTTGCAATACATATGTTCCAAGGGTACTGTTAAATCGTTTTACAATTATAGTTGTACCTTGATTAACGCTGTTTGTTTGTTGGAATACCGAGCCAGTGGGCTCAGGAATAATATCACTGGCACGCCATCTTGGTGCTTGGTAATTTGCTCCAGCAAAATACGCAGGGGAAGCATAGGAGCCAGCAGTAATTCCTAATGTGGTTAATATTGTTCCAGTTCCATTTTGAATAAAAATATTACCGGGTTGAGTAATTGTTCCGCCACTGGTATATCCACCAGTAGCTGTACTAGCATATGATACACTAGAATTACCACAAGCGGTTACTGTATAAATTCCATCATATTCAGAACCAGTGCCGCTATCAACAACGCCAGCAACTGTAATTGAAGAACCAACGGTAAATGGTGCTACTGTGGTTGTAGCAAAAGTCAATGTAGCAACAGAATTAGCAACCGAAGCTCCGGTTACTGTAAGATCAGCGCCCAGTGCATTACCATCAGCATATAAATTTAAACTTCCGCCAATATTGGCTGCATATACACCATCGTTATTAAGTGCGCTGTTGATTTGGCCAGCTAGATACTGTACTGTATTATTTGGACCGCTAGCAATAGTAATTGTAGTGTTATTAATTACAATCGTATTCCCAACAGGCAAACTAGAAGGTGCTGTAGTTCCTTGGATTGTGGCCCAAGATGTTTTCCATTCGTTACTACCAACTAATACCCAGGTATTATATAAATCATCGGCGCTGTAGCTATCTTGCAACCAACCCGGTGCTTGGGCAGTGGTAGGTCCACTACGCTTGTAATAAATTGGGTTAGTTAATGATGTTGCAACTACCGCATAATTTCCAATACTACCATAACTTTGCAACGGAACTGTGGTAGCTGTTTCTAAATAAACAGTATCTGTGATAACCGACGGAGTCTGATCAATAAATGCCGATGTTGTTTGATTCCATTGGTTAAGCCCAAATTTGGAATCTGTAGTGTCAAACCAATAAGTGCCGTTAGCAGGAGCGCCAACTGGACGATTTAATGTAGCGGTCAACGCTGCTAGATCAATATCTACCCGTTGTACATAGGCTGTATTTGTTACACCCAATGCCGAGTAAGCAGCCAATAAGCCGTATTCGTTGAGCTCGTAACCGTTAATAGGGGTTCCGGCTGTAGTATTGTAAAAGAACGGAACGCCATATGTCGATAACAAATCTCGTTGACTTGACATCAAATATAGTTGATTAGCATTAACAGCCAGTGTACCTGGAGCAACTCCGGTACCTGCTCCAGAAATTTTATTCTGTGCTGTAGCAATTAAAAAATATGGTATTGAGCCGGAAGCGGCTGGGGTGTAATTACTTTGATCAATTACACTAACTTGTACACCAGGTGATAGTAAGGTCATAACAAAATCCTTTTTATTAATATAGATATTTATCGGATGAGACAAAAAGACTGCCGTATTGCGTCCCTTTGGCAAAGGTTTTCATAAGTATTCGTATGGAAAGACCCACTTGTTTAGCCTGTAGTCAACGATTTTGTGCTGTAAACTACCATCGAGATGGTGTAGCCCACTATCGCAGTCGTTGCGACCATTGTATTAAGAGAGGGCGGAGACAAAAACCTCCAGAAGCTCGATGGGTCAAATCTGGATATAAGAAAAAACCCACATGTGATCGATGTGGGTTTAGGGCAAAGTATGCCGCACAGTTACTAGTATATCATGTAGACGGCAACATGAATAATAGTGCTGTTAGAAATTTAAAAACTGTTTGTCAAAATTGTGTAGTAGAGGTCGCTAAATCTAACCTGGCGTGGAAGGCTGGAGACTTAGAACCAGATCTTTAACCTGGCGATAGAGATTGTCTAGTCCAGGAGAATTGTTATCAATTGTAGCATCAAACTCGGTGCCAACCCATGCCCATTCCGAAGGGTGTATGCCTAGCTCTGTTAGTATTTCTGCAGAGGCATTTGGTTGTAAGTGATTATTTGCGGCCAACGCAACGCCATACCAGGATGGTTCGGGTCCGCGGGTAACACGAATAACAATACCGCCGGCGTTGCGTACTGCCAGTATTTCGTTAGGAAAACGAACATCTGTAATAACAATATCGTTGTGTGCTTTTACTAGTTTATTTTCAAGACTGGCGATCCACGTATCATCGTGCCAGGATTTGCGGGCTACTTCGGTGCCCCATTTTTGTAACACCAAGCGAGGAGTTAGATCGGGCATGTTGAGCCGTTTGGCCCACCACGGATCTACAGTTTCTCTCCAGGTTCTAGATTCTGTGGTACGGCCTTCAAGTAGTTCACGATCCCAGCCAAATACTGCGGCTACAGCATCTTTTAATGTGGCAGCAAAACTGTCCCGTTTAAATCCGTAGATGTTCTGCAGATAATCTGCGATGGTATCTTTGCCTGACCCTTGGAACCCTGAGATACCGATGATCATCTTAATTCCTTTACATCTGGTTGTTTGACCCATCTTGAAATTAAAGAGTCAAAAATTGGCAAGGTTTGACAAAATTGTTCTTGTCGAGATGTATCTAACAAGAGATTATAAATTAAAAAACTTTGCCATAAAAAAGATGTATCGTATGAATTTAGATACTGAGTAATTTTTTCTACTTGATATCCCTTGGATAAGCATCTGTTGAGCATGATATTTAATTTTTCTTTAAATTCTAAAGGGATAACCGAAAGATTTAAAATATCAGGAGATGATAATATATTAAAGTTAGGTACTTCGATGTCAAACTCTTTTCTTAGATAGTCAAGCGTTTCTTCAATAAACCATATGTTTAATGCACTAATAGTAAAACTTACGTCGCAAGTAATATTAGAACTTAATAACTTTTTTAAATTTAAAACCATTTTTTCCCAATTAGTGCCAGATCTAATATATTTTGCCCGGTCTTCGATAGCGTCAATACTAACATTTAAATAAAGATTAGGAAAATGTTTCCAGAGAGAAATTAAATCAATATTTTTATATGTTAAATTGTGTAAATTTGTTGCTATACGAATTACTGGGGTTGTGTGATTACTCTGTAACAGGATGTTAAGTAACTTTACATGGTCTGGGGACATAGTTGGTTCACCGCCGGCAAATATAATAGTTTTTAACTTGGAAATATCCAGCTGACCAATCTTGCTCATAACTTGCTCATCATTAGTTATAATAATTGTTCCTTTAAATTCTTCTTCCCATTTAGAACTAAAATGTGGGCCGCAGCTCCTGCAGGCCAAATTACAAAAATTATTTGCTTTAAGATTGATTTCTTGTATAATTGTTTCATTAAAGTCGGTTGTGTACTGGTCAAACCCGGTATAGTATCCAGGTAATCCATGGGTTATATTCTCATTACATTTAGAACACCCTGATGGTATTTTACCACTTTTAAAATCTGTTTTAATTTGTTGAAATAAATTCTGCGGATCTGTGAACTGTTCGACCTTATCTAAATCAAAAATACAACAAGGTGCTACACCGGTAGGTTGAAAAGCAATGCTAGTCCAAGGTGCTTTACAAATAAAAGTATTATTAGACATTACGCCAGAGCCTTTACATTTAATTGTCGAAGAGTTTGTTGTAGCATGTCTATTTGTCTGCGGCAGTCTTCAAGAGCATGGTGTGTAGTAGGAGGCTTCGGTAGTTCTGGCCATAAGCTGAACACAGTGCGACTATCACGAACAGCATAGAACTGCCACGGAAGGGGTTTATTATAACTTTTGTAGGCGTCTTCCAGAATGTTCATGTCATAAGTTGGACCTTGTGCCCAGATTCGTTTAGCATGCCAAATTAATTTGCCTAGACTATCTAATGCTTGATCTAAATCAATGCGACCTTCTTCCATAAATGCCTCATCACGGGCGGCCGCAGGCTGAGTAGCCCACCAATCGATAGTATCTTGTTGTATGCTACGATTGGGTTGGCTTTCTAAGGTAATGCGGGCATAGTATTGTTGATCGTAATAGCCGGAGCCAAACGGATCAAAAGCCTGTGCGGCAATAGTTAAAATAGTAGTATCAGGTCCTGTTCCCAGGCCTTCCAGGTCGATCATTAAGTCCATTCTATGATTATAGCAGGAATTTAATTAAATTACAAGCTCAAAGTCTTCAAAAAGCTCTTCTTTGGTTTTGTCGCATCGCATACCTTTGATGCTGTTATCAACCAACCCGATTACTCTTAAATTGGTCCAATGTCCGATTATGTAGGGCGGGATCGAATCGCGGAATCCTTGCTGTATTGAGTAGATATGATCTAACGCATTGTCGGATCGGCGTAAACGAGCTGGATTTATTTTATCAAAATGATTTCGCCAACTTTTTTCGGTAAATCGCCATACTGCGTCATAATACAACCGGCGGAGAGACCGTAAATGCTTAGGTGTTGCACCGTTGCGTATTCGAGCATCACTTACCTTATCTCTTGCTTCTTTGGTCTGACTACCGTTCTCTACACCATATTTTTCTAAACAAGTTTGTTTGGATTTTTCTCTATCTGCGTCTGTGTATGTGGTATTATCTCTGTATTTTCTACCACGCTGCACTGCTTTATTATTACCGTCTTGTCGTTGCTTATTTGATTCCGGTGTATGAGCATTTGCGTAATCGCCATTACTCCATTTGTATTTTTGTTTTGCTGTTCTACTTGAAGTAATAAGATATCGATTTTCCCACCACTTGAGAGGAATATTTTCTACAGGACAAAGTGGTATTTTATAAACATCATTTAATATATGCCATACTCGTTGTTTAGCCAATGCGGTATCTGGAAGAAATGCTGTTTCTTCTACTAGTTGTTTCCACAGGTCCGGATGTGTTTTGTATAGGTACCGTGTTGCTGATTTGTTGGCGGTACTATCTGTTTGTATAATATTAAGTAGTATATCTTTCATACTACTATTTATCACTACCCTATCATTTATGTTATTTATTCTTACCCAATTATCCAATAACCCAAGTTAAAGGTTGTGAATTATCAACATAGTTTTTGAGGTCTTCGATACCCTGTTGCATAATGGCCAGGCCTTCGGCCTTCATTGCTGTACCGTTCAGGGTTGTGCCGCTATTTGGGCCGGCGATACTAGCAAATTTTTCACGAGCTTCGCCGATTATAAGTTTACAGTTGCCGACCATATAATTACGGATCCATTGTGTAATCTGCGGATCGCTTAGTAAATTGAATTCTGGTTTGTAATTGTAGGTCCAAAGTAACACGCTTTCGCCTGTACCTTTTGGATCACGCATTAGTTGTAGTTTTTTGGTGGTTGGGTTAAATGTATAAACCATATAGGCACCAAACATACGACCGGCTAATTCTACATATTGACTATAGAAATCGTATGTGGCAAGGCCACCTGCCACATTAAAATTCATTAGATAAACATTTAAACTGGCCTGACTAAATGGGTCAAAATTACTTGCGAACGGGCCGGTTGAATCTCCGAATGTTCTACGGAAAATTTGGCGGACTGATTGTACTTCCTGGGGCAATGTATAGATGTTAACATTGGTAACCAGTTCCATAAAAGTGTAACTTTCTTCATAGGCGTTTTCTGCCCGTTGACGATAGGTACCAATTGTATTTCTGTAGGCTGCTTCAAAGTGCTCGGCATCTAGTTCAATATCAATGATCTGGGCGCCAAGTTGAAGGCTTACATATTTAAATAAATCTTGTTTTAGTGTGTCTAAGCTGTTTTCTGATTCGATACCCATTAGGAACTCCGGTTCCTATTATTTAGCAGTTTACCAAGCTCGCAGGATGATCAAATTAGGGTTGCCGCGGCCATTAAACTTAACTTCCGTGGCTTTAATATTAGAGAACTCTCGACGAGCCTGGGGCTTTCCGGCGGTCATAATCATCTTTAACTGTTCCTGAGGTTTACGCAGTGTTTTTTGCACGGTTGTTAGGGCATCAAACCCTACAATAGCACTACCCTTAACTGTAAATGTTCCCACATGACTATCTGCCATGACATGGATTAGTCGGCGTTTAGCAGTATCATACAGCCACGCTTCGGACGAATTTACAAGTTTAGCCGGATTTTCAGATTTAAGGCCAAGTTCAGTAAATTCTTTAAGATACTTAAATTTGACGCTTTGGCGCTCTGGACTTACTGCTTTCTTAGCTCTAGGTTTGCGTTCAACTTTTTTCAGCTGTACATAACTGTTGCAGTCATTGATCACCGTTTCGCAGAATTTTACACAGTTACGAAGTTGTAGTCGTGTAAGGTGGCTGTAGCCTTCAACTAGGTCTGCATCTTCGCCTTCGATTACTTCATTAAACTCTGCCAGTCGCAATTCCCAAACTGCTGACACAGTACCGACCATATTGGGACTAATGTTCATACCACGCATTAGGGCAATGGGCTTAAAGTCTGCTGACATTTTGGCGCCTGCAACAATAAAGTCGTCAAACATACCTTCAAGCTCGCCGCAACACTCACTGATTTTTTCACGTAGGTGATCTTGGATTGTTAGTTTGGCTACTGCGGTATCTGCGTCAACATCGGCTTGTGCCCGACGAATTTCTTGTTTGGCCTTGAGCATTTGACTAATTTGATCATCAATAATACTCTGCTCATGATCATTAAGTACCAGGCCAAGTAGGGTCATACGGCATACCCAAGCTGGCGTTACACGAATTTGGCTATCCGGAATCCCCCGCATAAGTTTAGCGTCTTTAGGACGATGGTTATGTTCTAAATAATGGCACAGCATATCCTTGGCATCTTTTTTACCATAGTGATAGTTGTACCATTGGAACGCATTAGCAAATGAGCTAACACGATTTTCCTCTGTGGGTTGGAATTTCCACTCGGGTTCGAAGCCCACATATTTGGTTTCAGCACCCTTAGGATTTAGTCTTTTGATTTCGTTTGATTTGGCCATAGTCTTATTGTATAGGAAAGTTTGTGTAAGGTCAACCGAGCAGGCTGGCAAAGGTTATATGTTGTTCTAAATTAGTTAGTAAACTATCTACTGTTTTCACCAGCTCGCGGTAGCGTATGGATTCTCGGTGCATTCTGCGACATTCTACACTTTCCATATCGGCGGCCACAATGGCTTGATCTACGGCTCGTACCATTTTAAGTAGATCACGGCGAGCCACCTTGTTTTTGACCTGTGCTATGTGCTTTTCAGCACGATCTAAGCGTTGAAAGAGAGTATCCATTTTGTAATTATACGAGCTTTTGAATTACTAGTCAATCTAACCGCTAAATACTAGACTATGCCTAGATTAAGTATGTGGCGGGACAACCGCTCCTCAGATTACCAATTTATTGATCGTACTGTATCAGAAATGTATACTGTGGGAGGTCTTTCAATTTACGTACACAAGTACCTCGGTCCTCAAGGAGCCGGCTCCGACAACGGCAATAATGACGCTACTATTCCAAATTACGATAGTACAAATCCGTTGTTTATTGAAGATTTATTATTATTAGAAAATCGTGATCGTGTTTATAGCCCCGATGTTTTTATCATGCGTGGAGTATATCGCACACAGGATATCGATTTTGATTTAACACAATTTGGCTTATTTTTAAACAACGATACCCTGTTTATCACATTTCATTATAATGATATGATAGATACATTTGGTCGCAAGCTCATGTCAGGTGATGTTATTGAAGTTCCAAACTTAAAAGATTACCATCCGCTGGATCAATCTATACCCAAGGCATTACCACGCTATTATGTAATTCAAGATGCTAACTATGCATCCGAAGGATTCAGTGTAACTTGGTTGCCACACTTATGGCGTGTCAAGGCCACACCAATGGTCAATGCTCAAGAGTTTAGTCAAATTGTTAATCAACCGTTTGAGCCGGAAAATATTTGGGACGACGGTAACTTTTATCCTGCAGGAACAACGGTTAATTCAGGTAATGTCTATTACACGGCCAAGACAAATGTGCCGCCTGGGACTCCTATTACCGACACTAATTACTGGACACAGATATTAAATCCCGCCACAGTTGGCGATAAAATGTCAACAAGGCCAAAAGATTTGGCCATCAACGATGCCTTGTTAACCCAGGCCTATAATGATGTACCGCTTAGTGGCTACGACAATGTTAAATTTTATATTGTGCCTACTACACCCACAGGGGAGCCTGCTGCAGCTGGATTAACTGCTGATATGACCAGTCCCACTGTTGATGGTACACAACCAGGCGAAGGTATTAGTCCCAAAGGATTTGGATATCTATCTGGTTACTTAACTGGATCTACAAATACTCCAAATGGCTTGCCAGTTACACCTGGTGTACAATTTCCTCCACATCCAGCCGTGGGCGATTACTGTTTCCGTTTAGATTATTTCCCTAATCGATTGTTTAGATACAACGGCAAGGCATGGTTGGCTATTTCCGACAATGTTAGAACTGATCTTGACTATGCCAGTGGTGCATTAACACAACGGGCGAGTTTTGTAAATAATGATTACACGGTGCCAACCACCGACATAGGCAATATTCCAAGTCGCCAGAGTTTAAGTCAAATATTAGAAATTCAACCCGACAACGGTGACCAAGGTGGCCACTTACCACCTAACCCAAGACCACCAGGACGATAATGGCACAGTACTTTTACGATTCTCAAATACGGCGTTTCTTGTTACAGTTTGCTAGAATTTTTAGTAACTTTGATGTTGAGTATGGTGCGAACGAAGCCGGCCAAGGTCCCGGCTCTACCGTAGATACACTCGTCCGTGTACCAGTGCGCTACGGTGATGCTAGTCGACAGGCCCAGACCATTATACAAAACAATTCAGCAAACGACATGCCATCAACTCCACTGATGACATTTTATATCACTGAT